CTTATCAAGGGTGAAAGATCAGAACTTGCAACTCTTGCTTCTAAGATTCTATGATTGATTTATTATGGGAATTCTAAATAACAAATCTCGCGTACTTGACACAATCATTACAAGGGCAGGAAAGTCAAATCTTGCCCTTGGTGGTCTTGATATCAAATATGTGTCTTTTACAGATGGGACTGCTTATTATTTCCCATACCCATCTGGGAATCTTGACAGGGCTGTTCTTGATGACTCAATTAAGTTTCAGCTAGAGTCATCCAATTTACCTCAAGATCAAGTTGTCTTTGGAGTAAATGAACAGGGCAATATTCAGTCTTCAACATATTCTTCACTTGCCGATATAGCAGTTTCGGATGGGAATGTGATCATTTATGACAATGACGTGAACGTTTCTGATCGAAGAATTTGGACAAACCGACTTGTATCAAGCTCAATGGATAATTTTAGAGATTTAAAGTTGATATCAACTTTTGACTCTATCTTTGAAGATGATGATTTTGGAACAATTCCTGACAATACAGCATTCACTGGAAGTCAATTTACTGTAAGACGAAATTTACCCCTCACAGGCTCATCACACTCCAGGCAAGAGAGTTCTTTGCCTGACATATTTAGAGACCCTCTTTTTGGAAACAGACTCAATTATAAGTTCCTTCCTCCGATTCGAAAATTAGGATCGGAACCTGTCGACAAATCTAGTTTTGGGTCATACAAAGACTATGTTCTGGCTCAATATTCACCTTGGGGATTACTAGGAGGTGAAGAGAACATATTAACAATTGAAGAGATTCTTACAGAGCATGAGAAGTTTATTGACTCAAACAATTACCAAGAAATTAAATTTGACCCAACATCTCGTGATAACAATCTCTTAATTCAGGGATTTGAGATTACTCAAACGGCCCCTAATGATTTAACCCCTAAAAGCCTTAATAAGCTATTTTTTGTGGACTATGGTTTGCATAGACTGGAACCGCAAAGTAGAGTTAGAGACCGGTTGAAACTAGGAGATCAGGTACACGTTGTTTTTGCCGGAAGATTGCACAAGAAATCAAATAATGACAACTATGCGTTTATGAGACTCTTTACTATGATTTTTGGGTGACCCAATAATATGATCATATTTCAACCCCCTACATTGTCAAACTCCCTGAAAGTAGATAGAAGAGGTTTTCTGTCTCTTGTTCACGAAGATGACAATTACTATACTGCAAATCTGACATACCATATCAGACAGTCAAGCGCCGTTCAAGAGAGCCTTAATCGAGTCAGGATTACAGCATATTCATCTTTTCTTCTTCCTGAAAGATATATAAACGACCCTTCTCGACCTACAGATACTATCAACAGCCTCTTGACGTATGCAACACGAAATATTCGCCTTGAGAAAAATCAGAGATCTTTAATGATCGGACAAGCAATTGGTGATATTTTTGGATCAATTGACAAGAGGGTCTTTACTCAACTCTCGTCAGGAAAATTACCATCTGAGATATCTGAACTAAAAAGAACTGTAATTAGAACTGAATTAAGGTCCGCCGACACAAACCCCTTAAAGAGAGATGTTCCAAGTCCGATTAACCCCGTTGACGATAATGATAAATTGAATTTTTCACTCACCGGAAGAGATCTAATTCGAAAAGATGGAATAGACCCAGCCAAAGCACTGAAACAATTTACTCTGAAGCAGAGCAAAACAGGCCTAAAAAAGGGAATTGTCGAGACAAAGACCCAGACGAACAATTTTAAAATCGCAAGACTTGAAAAAACTCTATCATCAAGAGTTGTTCCAACAACAGAGAGTGTAACTTATTCCATCTCTGAGACTCAAGAGTTCATACAGATTAAAACACCCATAAAGATTAAAAAAATGAACTCTGGGGTGGTTCAGTTCAGATTTGAGCTTCTATCTTCAGAGTCAGACATTCCTGTTGATATTCAAGAATATTCCGCAAATATTGAAGAGAGAACAAGTACATTAAGATGGTTATTTCTCCCACCAGAGGTGACCCAAACAAGATCAAAGAACGGGATTACATTTGGGTTGAGACAGACAAACAGGCATGGAACATCAATCTTAATCTATTCAAAGAGATCACCTGTTGGGAAGACAACAAATACCACATATGAATTCTTGGGAAGAGTTACAGTTCCATACAACCAAGAGAGAAAATTTTTCATTCAAGACCGGGGAGATGAAGATCGTCTTTTTCGGTTTATTTGTGCAAATGACGGTCAAACTTCCCCTGCTTTTGAGTCTCTTGTATCAAGAAAATTACCCTCTTTAAGAAATAAGAGTGGAACAAATATATTTATTTCCTATACAGACTCTTTTGATTTTCCGATTAAAGCCACCACCAGAGAGCTGCCTGAGACATCTAGGACTGCTCAGTTCATGATCAAGAATTTGACAAAAAAATGGACCCTGTATAAAGAGGCTGGAGATATTCTGAATCTTTCACCGAGCAATACTGTTGCCACAGCCGTAATTAAAAACAGAGGTTTTAGATCGGGAGATTCATTGCAGATAATTTGCAAGATACAGCATCTAAATGGGCTTTATTCGACATACGGCGGGGATATCTTTACATTTCATGACCCAAGAGACCGTGACAAGAGTCTGTATGTTGAGCTTACAAACGAAGATATAACAGAGGATGACATTACATTTGTTATTTCTGACGGAATGAAAGAGACACAGACTCAATTTGTGAAGAATATTCTTACAACAAGAGGAGATTTTGCTCAATTTCAGGCCGAGATTGAAGAGAACAAGTCTGATTTAAAAAACGTTATTGCTTATCATATAGAGCGGCTTAACATGGATACAGGTCTTAGAGAGAACATGGGCCTCTCGCATGCTGGAGTTTTTTCAGACAGAAAAGCTTCAAATTTAATGGGGGTACAGCCCGCAAATAAGCTACAAAGATACAGATATTTTATCAAGGCATTGTCTGCCAATCCTGAGATTCTCTTTGGGTCATATAGAAAAGAAGTGAAGGACAAGTGTGAGACAAAAATTTATACATATTTTCCTTCAAGGTTTCTCAATTTTTGGGCATTAAAACGCGGGATGATTCCAAGCAACATCAAGAACACTCTGACAACATCATACTCAGGTATCACAAAAATCTGGGATTATATACCCGCCCAAGAAGAGACGAACCCACCATTGCAAATTGAAGCGTCTTTGTTGAACCAAGACTATATTCAGATCTCATTTGCAGTGACCTCTGCGGGTCAATTCTTTGACCATTTTGTTCTCTCTAAGGTGGTAAATGGGGATAAAACAATTATTGACACGATTCATTCTCAGTTCACGTCAGGGCAAAACTATCTATATCGAGTTGGGCCTCTTGACCAGGGAGAGATTCTATTTACCCTGACAACAGTAAAGAATGACTATACAATTAGCTCTGAAATCCTGTCAAACACTTTGAGTCTATAAGGAAAATATGGCACGATTTAATCCCATGGCACAGCCTGAATTACTACCTGCTCAGAGCAACAGCAGATCTGCTGAGTCTCTAACTTCAGTCAGATTTGGCGCTCAAGCCAGTCGTCCAAGCCCCGCTCGATCTTCAACACCTCCGCTTCCGACAATTACATCAAATGTAGATCCTGACAATCAGAGTCTAATAAGAGATGCAAACTCTTTTGATTCAGATTCTACACCGGGAATCTCAGATCAAAGACCGCAGATTCTGCTTGTATCTGAGTTTAAACCGCTTTTTACAAAACAACCTGGAGGAACCGTACCATATTTGCCAACCAATGCCAAGAGTTATTTTGACACAATCCTTGAGACTCGAAGACTTAAGGCACAAAATTCTTTTTTGGAGTACGATAATCTCGCGAGGAATTCTGCACCGATTAAGTCTCAGTTTCAGAAGATTTTTTCACAAAATGCATCTCTCGTCTCATTTTTAAGGCAGAAATTCGAGTCTATTCTTGATATTCATCAAGATATTGAGAGATTTAAATCATCTCTTGACCCGAGAGAGACGACTGTTTCACTTGATGTTGAGATGGGAAGAAATTTTCCTCAGTTATTGTCAACAAATGGTGCTTTGCAAGAGAATCTAGGGGGAAGTTCGGTCACCTTTAAGGCACAAGAGCTTTTAGAGGAGATGGGTTTTGTCTCAGGTAATATTGGTAAATACTCTAATACAAAAGTTTTAGGACAGATAATCCTAGGCCTTGTTGAGCTTAGCAAGAATAAAAAATTTAATAATTTAATTCATTTAATTCAAGCCAGAGCTGATAATAGCCAAACTATACTTAATATTTCAGGTTTAAATATTCCTATTAATACCCCTCCTCCTAGAAATCTTATTCTTCCTACAAGGATAGCTGACGTTCACAATATATGTTTTCAGGTTTTAAAAAAATGGGACTATTTAGCTAAAGACACAGATAGAACATTCTTAACCAATAATAATAATAATGGAAGTATTCAATATCCAGACAATAGATTTTATAATGCTCTTGAATACATCTCAACAGAGTTAAGAGTCTCCTATTCAAAAAAGAGAATTACTTCGAATTTTATTTCATATGCGGTCTACAATGACACCGATAGAGAGCTATTTGATTGGGTTTTTAATGCGACGCCCGGGGTAGTAAGAATAAATAATTTTTATCGAGCCCTTAGGGGGAATGAAAGCACCCTAACACTGTCATTTGAACCTGTCAATACCCAAATTGTGAGCAACCCCCCTAACCTATTACCCGGTTCTTTTAACGTCTCTCGTTTTAGCGATTTTAGATCCTCAGCAACTACTGTTAGAGACATTATAGAGGATTTTGAAACACGCCAACTCTCGTATTTTAAAGACTATAAGTTTATTCCTTGGTCCCTAAAGGGGGACAATGTCTCACAGATTTTCTCTTCCAAATCCCTGTTTGACAATATTTACAGCAGATTTTTCGACAATGAAGGAAATGCAAAATGGGACACGGATGAGATCTCGTCACATGTCTTTACGACGATATACACGATCTCGTCGAAACCTGAGGGGGAAGATGCAAACACTGGAGCTGGTGGTAACACTGCCGTGTCAGGGTCTGACTATGGTTCAAATCATATAAAATGGTTGATATTTTCAATGATCTGTGCAGACATAGGGTCAGAAATATTCGGGGGGCGTGCTAGATTTTCAAACAGGGTCTCAGATCTTAGAAATATTATATATGATTTATACAAGAACCTCACATCCGGTCCCGCTGTCGCACCTTTTACTTCAAATGTTGTGAATCAATCTTTTAAACAATTACCAGAAGTCAGGTATTTCGGGGACTACAGGGAGACTCCCGCGTCAAGCGGTGAAACTCTCTATTCAATCGTTTCAAAGACGCTAAAAGAGTTTTATCATGTCATGCAAGAGTTTTGCGTAAATGATTCGGGTCTGACAAACCATAGATCAAACGATCCGTTCGATATTTTGCTCATTCTGTATGAAATAATAATTGCCATTCTTATTCCTGGGTTTAAAAAATTTGTCTCGGGTCTTGATATTAGGGCAGATTCTTTTTCTTTACAAGACAAGGACAGAGTCCCACCCAGACTCTCAGACGGACTAAGCGCATATAACACTATTACATCAACAGCCATACAGAATACTCTTCAAAAGAGAGACAATCTGATTAGAAAGTTCTTCTGTTTCATTTCAGGGTATTTGAAAAAAACCCGTGATGAATTGAGTTCAATCTTAAGAAAAATTAATGAACGTTCGCTTCAAGACTTCTTAAGCGACATAGAGGGGGGAGACGATAATAGTCCCCCCGGATTAAACCCAGATGCCTCTTCGAAACAACAGGCGTCAATTGCTCTTAATTCTCTTCTTGATTTACAACCCCTCTTTTCAGACCCTCAAATGCGTACAGGGTCAAACATACCCTCATATAATTTTGTGAACTCATCTCTGCTGGGTGACAAAACAAAAGAAGCCCTCTTCTCACTCATGCAGAATGATTCATTCCTAAGAGAGGGAAGAGTTATTAGCGTTGGTATTCCAAACGGGTTCTTTGATGAGATTTTATATAAGCCTAAAGAAGCCGGAAGGAGAGCCTGGACTTATTCTCAGAAGGATATTGTCAAACTAAAGGTTTACAAGATTGAACTGACAAGACCCGATATTGTTTTTTACCCTGTTGTGAAAGAATTTGAACTTTCTCGTCTAATTGCTCGAGAAGACTCTCTTCTTAAGTTTGACAGGCGAGGAAATTATGATGTGTCTATAGGACAATTTCCCACAAGAGATTTTGACAACCAGGGTGATAAATCAGCTGTTCAATATTATCACCCAGACCCATCGACTAGAAGTGTGCTGTCTAGAAATAATAATTTTTCTGCATTGACCGGACCAGGTTATCAAGATGTGGCCGATCCTATAAAAACGAGGATATACAGGAATCATGTTGAGAGCTATTTGCTTGAGATTTATATGAGAATAATGACAGGAATCTCTCTCTCGGAGGGAAATATTTCAGATTTTTCTGGAATCAGTCTGTCAGGCATTCAGGATAAGATTAGATCAATCCTAAGCGACCCTAATGTTGTTTTAGAGCCATTTGAATCATTTGAAAGTCTTGGTACGAATAACCCTTCAACACTCTCGCCTACTGCACAGATTGCTCTAAACATATTGGCACCCAAGCGATTTGACAGGGTTTTAAATGTTCTTGTAAGGGATGAAGATTTTGTGATTAATTTTGAAAAAACAGACGAGAGTTTGAAGAATGATCCTGACATACAAAAAAAGACAATAGATTTTTTTAATACTCACAGCTACAGTCTTAAACCTAGAGTGTATTCGTTCGAAAGATATTTTGCAACAATTGAGATTGATGAACGAAGAGGGGTTATATGAGTGAGACACAACATTCTCCCCCTGTAACATTTGCTAATGTCCCTGAGGTGACACAGTTTTTAGCCAAGTTTAATTACAATTTTTATACAAAAGTTGAGACTTCCACGGTGGAAGAGGAGACCAATCTCCCCTCTGGGAGTTTTGCTGGATCACCTCACCCTAGAGATGTTCACTTAACCTGGAAGATTGGTACTTTTCCAACAGACTCATCCATTCGGAATCCATTTACCGAATACAACAAAGATAAGATTATTTTTGAAGGCTCTCTTCCAGGGTCTGGATACACTCCGCTAAACCTGGACAATGCTAATCTTCCAAACAGGGTTGAAAATCTGATTCAAATCAGAAGAATCCTCGAGGAAGGAAAAATAGGTGATCTCAGAGATGTTGGAATACCAGATGAATTCTCACCCCTCTACTTGAGTCAACCAACAGGCTTAAGTGACCAGGCATTGACTGACTTTAGATTTAGCCTGCTTATTTCTCCAATTCTAGGATCAGGGTCTAACCCTTTTTCACAATTTGATGATGACCTTAATTCAGTCTTAAATTTTGCTTCAGTTCAAAATGGTGAAAGTGAACCCGATTTGCCTTCTGTTCCTAGCATAGGGAATTCTTCTCGGCTTAGTTCGGGAAAACCCTTCCTGCATCTCGGTTTCTTGATCACAAGAGTTCAGATTGACGAAACAGGAAATGAGACTGACAAAAAAGAGTGGATTATAGGAAACCCTAATTCAAGAGAATACTTTGATAAATCTGTCGTTTACGGAAAAAGTTATGCATATGAAGTCAGAGCTGTGTATCGGATGGTTATTCCATCGATAACACGATATAATGTCTTTTATTTACAAACACTTGTTGCCTCAAAACCAGTTCGAGCTTATATTGTTGCTCAAGAGGTTGCGCCTCCACCCCCACCTGATCATATTAAATTTCTGTGGGATCGAATCGAAAACAAACTTCAAATAATCTGGAATATGCCATATAACCCTCAGAGAGATATAAAGAGATTTCAGATTTTCAGAAGAGAGTCAGTAAACAATGCATTTGAATTAATTCATGAGATTCGTTTTCATGACAATATCTCCCCTGAGTTTGTCCAAGGTGTCCTCGAGAACATACCCAATAACCTTTGGGTGAATAGCCAGAGCACTGACTTTCCTGAAAAGACTTATGTTGATCATGATTTTACAAAAGAATCTCGATACATTTATGCCCTCTGTTCAATAGATGCACGCTATTATACTTCAGGATACAGTGAGCAGTTCGAAGTTTACTTCGACAAGATCAGGAATAAATTAGTCTCTAAACAAATTAGCCCGAGGGGAGCACCAAAACCTTATCCAAATCTATATTTAACAGATGAAGAGATTGTGAAACCTGAACTGTCAATCTCAGGCATAAGATCAAAAAGAATGAATCTGATTTTCTCACCACAGTTCTATTATGTTAAGAGACAAAATAGAGTTTTAAACTCACCAAAAGTATTAAAATCAGGTGTTGGAAAATATAATTTTCATATTTTAAATATAGATAATCAAAAAGACTCAACCGTAGAAGTGTCAATAGCAGACACTGACAGTATTATAAAGTAAAGGAACAGTATGGGATTTTTAGATCATTCAACAAACAATATTATACTTGATGCTGTTCTGACTGATGAAGGAAGAAAGGCACTTGCCGCAGGAAATTTTAGTGTCACCAAATTCGCCCTAGGCGATGATGAAGTGAACTATGGAATTATTCAAAAATATGGAATTTCTTTAGGAAAAGAAAAGATCGAAAAGAACACACCTGTTTTTGAAGCATTTACAAATCAATCTGCAGGACAGAAATACAAACTTGTCTCTGTTTCAAATCCAAACCTTGTATACCTTCCAAAACTAAAGTTATCATCAGTCATATCATCCCCCATCTCCCTTAAAAGATCTGATACAACAACAACGAAGCAAATCTCAATTGAACAGTCGCTCATTTATGGAACAATGATAAATGAGCTGACTGACTCGTTGTTCTATGTTGAGATGAATAACCTTTTTCTTCAGATTATAGGTCTTGATCCGGAGTTTACGGATATTCAAAGTAGAGCCCTGTATACTCTTGTAAATACTGCTGTTTCATCGACTGGATTATCGTCACTCAGTTTTGAGATTTCACTTAAGACAAATCTGACTGATGACATCTTTGAACTCTATGGAAGCCCTCATATCACAACATATGTGAAGATAACAGGTGGAAACTCAGGAATGACTCTGGATATTCCAGTCACAATTGAGAATAATATCAACTAAGAAAGGAAAATATGGCAATTTTTCACCCAATTAAAAGGATTGAGACTGATCTGTCGGCACTTGAGCAGATTGTTGATATTGTTACAAACGATATTACCGATGAAGTTTCTAGAAGAAAATATCAGACATTCGTAACTCAATCAAATGGAAATCCTCAGGTAATTAGCTCTTTGTTTCAAACCGTCTATGATCAGGATTTCACCTTAAAGACAGCCAACCCAATGTTTGACATTACGGTTGGTGTGAAGCCTGTTGGAACAGGATCAGCAGGAGGGTTTGCCCCCACTTCGGTTGATAAATTCGGGAAAGAGATATTTCCTGATTCAACCCTGATGATGAGAGAGAAGTTTGACATCTATAGAGAATTCTCACAGACTCTGTTGGGAAGTGCAACAAAATCTTTTAAGACCACAAACAACAATATTGATACTGATATTAATGTTGCACTTTTTATCTCATTTAAGCGCCTCTTTACGAGAGATAAGATCAAAGAAGGGTCACTGGCATTTACGTTTTTAAAGAAAACAGATGTGGCCACCGCAGCCCCTGTAGCCCCGAACTTCCTTGGGAATTTATTCTCACCAATCCCCACTGGATCCCTTAGTGATAATGAGCTCAAGACCTACACCGACTCTGATGCAACAAAGAAGTTTGATGTTGGTGGTCAGTATGGAGATATTGTTCAGACTGGAGGAGAGATTGTTGGATATATCTTCTACGACAGAGGTGTCATTGTCCTTGATCTATCAAAGATTATTGATGGAACTCAGACTCTGACAGGGCGAATTGATGCAGCAAATACGACTAATGGTTTTGTCAATTGGAATGATACTACTTCGAACGGTAAAAAACTAAATGATTTAATCAAGGAAGCCTCAATTGATGATATTGTTGATCACATTTGCAAGACTCGCTTTGTGAACGACATTGGCACCTCCATTGCATTTGCCAACTCAACTCTTATCAATAGCACTCTGTATACATGTGAGGTTGACTCAAATCAGTGCACATATTCAAGCAATCCCACCTTTGTAAATCCTGCAAACAATAGAATTGTTGTAATCGAGAACGGACAAGAGAATATTCAAAGGTCTTTTGCTTTTGTTACATCTGTAGGGCTTTATGATGAGTCAGATAGACTTCTTGCCGTGGCAAAAGTATCAAGACCCGTCGAGAAACTTCCAGGAAAGAGTGTGTCGTTTAGAGTTAGACTAGACTTCTGAGGTAGAATGTCAATCTTTTCGGTCAGTGAAGGGGATTTCTCACGGTTTACAGTTGTTGCCGAACCCAAGAGAGTGTTTAAATCATCCAGTCCAAATGATATTGTTCTCAACAGTAAATTTAAGAAGTTTATTGCAAGACCACAATTAACTGGAGATATTGGTCAAAATGTCAGTATAATCAATGATTATTTAAGAAGCGCAAATGCTGGTTCAGTAGATGATCCATCATCTTTCACAATTAAACGACAAACAATTGACAATATCTTAACCGAAGATGAAGTTGATAGAAGGTTTTCTGACCCAAGTAGACCCAATTATTCTCCTAAAGACTATGTCCTTCCATATCTTGACGAATTCTTTCAAAAGAAATGGATGATTCAAGATATTCTTGAACCTTATTACGGAGGATCATCTTGGTCATATCCCAACTATCACTCGATTAATTTCTATGCACTGTCTGGGATTGGTGGAGCATTACTGTATCCAAACATTGGTGACAGATATAACTTATACAATAATCAATTTACGATTGATTTTAGGATCAAAATAAATCATCGTGTTGACTCCTCAGGAACTATTATACATTTTCCAAATAATTTTTCTCTTTTTGTTAGATCAAGTGTGTCAAGAGATGATTTTGGAAAGATTAAAGCTTATGACCTGTTCTTAAAGAAAGGGGATGACAGTAACAATGAAGATGTACAAAATGTAACTCTCAAAGTTGAGAACTGTCTAAAATTAAACACTTGGCACAGGGTTACAATTAGACAAAACGCCTATAACGTTGACATTTCTGTTTCAGGAATTAATACTGTTTCCTTTAGCAGCAGTTTTTCTTATAGTGACAATTCAGGAATTTTAGTTCTTGGGAGTTTGTGTAGCGGTTCTAGTCATACTCTTGGCAATCACAAGATATTCTTTAACAAACGTGCTTCGTTAACTCGTGGCATTGAAGAGTTTACCGGTATTGATAATAACAATCAAAATATTGAACAACCTACTGGATTTACATTCACAAACCCTCTGTATGCTGAAATTCATGATTTCTCAATTCATAGTGTGTATTTAAATGATGAAACCATCAATGCATCTGCTGAAACTACCCTTTGGTCGGATAAATGCATCTTTTATTTAGGCCCGTATTTCACTGAGACATCTGGGATTAGAAGAAACAAATATAAAATTGGATCAGTTGAGCATACTGATAATCAAACCGGAATCCTAAGAAGACCTATTTTAGGCACTTTGAATAGTAATTCTCCACTTCACAATCTTGTTAATGGATCCACATTTGAGCCGTTTAATACATGGTTGTCATTTGGAGCTGGATGTAATTTAATTAATATTGAAAATTTTTTATCAGACATTGCAAACCCTTTTAATGAAAGTAAAATTCCTAATGATTTTGCAAGACCAAGGATTATTCTAAACGGGTCCAAGGATTACACTCAGGGTAATTTAAATACAAAAAACGCCAATGAACTTTTGATGATGGATAACAGGCTGGTTCTTAGAAACCTAATGATTCTTCCGTGTGACGACGGAAAATTCAAATTCGATCATTCGAAATTAAAAGATAAAGGCGTTGGTAGTAATGTCACTCTAAATTTTGATTACGAGAAAGAACCGCTCTCTCGAAATGGAAAAAATTTAAAAAAACAAAAACTAATTCCAAGTTATGGAATTTCACCATTAATCCCTGCATTTGATAATAATACAAAGGGAGAACAAGGTCAAATATATGAAGGTTTTGAAATTGCAGGAAGTCTTTTTATTACTGACAATCAAGAGCTATATGATTATTATAAAATTTTAGATCGTCGTCTTTCTCCAAGGCCTCTTTCAGACATCACAGGAGACAACTCCTCAAACCAAATTGTCATATTCGATATTAGCAACCTCTTCTACGGAAAGTTCATAAAGCCGGGAACTTTTATCATAAAAGACCCTCAACTTGCCGGAAGCTCTGATTCCAATCCGATTGGAATCACTATTAAAGATGACGGAATGGGTGGTCTATATCGAGCAGACTGTAATGGGACACATGCTGTTTGGAATACAGTCGGAAGAATTTTCTACAATGAAGGACTTGTTGTCATTAAAAACCCACATCTCTTCTTCTTTGGAAAGGGCGGGTTTGAAGTGTCATTCTCGGGTGAACAGAATATTCATACTTTAAAAATTGAGGTAATTGCACCTCAAAATGCCCTAAACTTATCTTCAAACGACCCGACTCAAAAACTTCTTCCATCCAACGACCCAAGTGACAAGAAGAAGGGTTTTGTTTATATCACAGGTCTTAATTTTCATGACAAGAACTATAATGTTGTTGCAAAGACGCAGTTGGCTCAGCCTATTGTCAAGAGACATGAGGACAAAATTATGTTCCGTGTTCAAATGGATTTCTGATGGTCAAGAAGAGAAGACGTCGGGGGTATCATCGAGGTGACTATATCTCCAATAAATCAGGAGAGACTTTTTCATATCGGTCGGGCTGGGAAGAGAAGTATATGATCTGGCTTGATAGCAGAGAAGAAGTCCTCTCATGGAGACACGAGCCCTTCACGATCGGCTATATAAGCAACGTTCGCTCAGGCAAGACTCGCAAATATCATCCAGATTTTATTGTGGAATACTGTGACAGGACTGAATTGATTGAGATTAAACCCTCGAGAAAAGTGAGCCAAAGGACTGTTCAAAAGAAGGTTGCCGCGGCTGAGGATTGGTGCAGATCCCACGGCGTTTCATTCAGGATCATCACGGAGATTGAGCTTAAGGAATTAGGCCTCCTATAATATCGTTTTATCCTGAATGATCTCCCAATATGATGGAAGGATGAGGAATCTTATTATTGGTTTGGATGTGTCAACTTCGGTGACAGGTGTTTGCATTCTTGAAGAGGGGACAATCCTCTATCTGGATCGAATTCAATTTCGTCCTTCACAAACTTTTTGGCAGAAGGCAGATGATATTTCAGCAGGTTTGACCTCTCTGAAAGAGTCACACCCGGAGTCAACATGGCGGCTCGTCTTGGAAGAGCCCCTCCTCGGTTTCCAGAAGGGCATGTCTTCTGCCACCACCATCACAACGCTTATGAGGTTCAACGGAATTGTGTCCTATATTGGCAGAGGTGTCTTTGGGGTCGACCCTGAATATCTTGGGTCGGCTCATGCAAGAAAACTTTGTGGGATTAAGATGCAAAGAACGTCTGTTGCAGGTATGAATGGCAAAGAGCAAGTTTTTAAATATATGTCTGAAAACGACCTGAGTGGAATTGACTGGCCCAAGAAGAAGAATGGATCACCTGTCGACTGGTCTCGAGATGCAACGGATGCATATGTTATTGCCCGAGCAGCTTTTCTGTCGGGCTCATAATTAATCTGCATGAATGGAATATCACTACTGCGTCATCTAATTCGTGAGTCGATCCTATCTGAAGGATATTATGATATTTCTCCTGATAATCCACCTTCAGTTCGAGAGGTAATTGATAGATGGGTGGCGGGTGATAAAGCATATGACCCCGATGAGGCATATCATGCCATCTACAGGCCTGAAGAGTTATGGGCTTATCGTGAATATACGTGGAGTGCCGACACTGCTGCAGGTGCTGAAATTACAGGGGGTGACAATGTGTCATATCAGGATAAATGGCATTTCGTCCCAATGGATGACGAGGGGAAGATTGTAGGTCGATCTCAGTGGGATCATATGTTCCAGGAGATGAAGTCGAAAGGATGGAACAAGAATAAGCCTGCATATTTAGAGATTGGCAAGAATGGGATTGCAAAAGTCGGAGAAGGGAATCATCGTCTTGCTATAGCAATGGAGTTGGGCATACCAGTTCCTGTCTTTTTTGCTTTTAAATCGTCTGTTCAGCTTTCAGGTGCATCAAATAGAGGTTGAACATCCTGTTCACTGATTGTTATATGTGAATCAATGTATTCGATCTCCAAGAAACTGGAGTTCATTGAGAGCATCTTTGGAAAGGGTATCCTTTCCACCAATGGCAAAAATTTTGCTGTTCGGTGCCCTATTTGTGCACCTTCAGACAGAAACAAGAAGAAGCTTGCAATTCGAACGACTGATGATGCTCACCATTGCTGGGTTTGTGGGTGGAAGTCTTATTCTCTCGCTCCACTGATTCGAAAATACGGCACTTCTGATCAGCTTCAAATTTATAGAACAGTATACAAACCTGACCCTAAATCTGCAGGAGAAGTCCTTGAAGAAGGACCAAAAGTTACCCCTTTGCCTGAAGATTTTATCCTCTTGGCTGAGCTTCAAGACTCAAAACACCCTGATGCTCGTGCTGCTTGGAATTATTTGATATCCAGAGGTGTGACACTTCGAGATGCTTGGCATTATCGACTTGGGATCTCTCAAGATGGTCGATGGAGGAGAAGGATAATTATGCCCTCACATGACGAGGAGGGAGATCTTAATTTCTTTGTTGCAAGAAATTTTGACACATATGACAGAAGAACAAAATATGACAATCCTGATGACGACAAATATGGGATTGTATTTAATGAGCTAAATATTGACTGGGGGAAGCGACTTGTAATCTGTGAAGGCCCATTTGATCTCATCAAATGCGGAGATAACAGCACAGCACTTCTTGGATCCGATTTCTCCCCTAGGTCTCGTCTCTTCTCTCAAATTATGATGAATGGAACTCCTGTTGCACTTGCTCTAGATGGGGATATGTGGTATAAGAAGACACCGAGGATTGCAAAACTTCTGTCTCAATATGACGTTGATGTTCAGATTGTTGATACAAGAGAGATTAAAGACCCGGGATCAGTAACGAAGAAAGAGTTTAAATCTTTGCTAGAAAGGGCAGTCTCTCCTACATGGGAGAATCTCTTTTTTGATAAATTAAACTCTATTTGACCAAACCAACAGAGACGGAGTAGCATTACAGAGATGGTTCTCATTTCGCACACTTCAGACATCCACATTCGGTCGCTTTCTCGTCATGATGAATACAGAGAGGCATTTTCAGCCTTTATTGAGGATTGCAAAAGAGAAAGAGTTGATCATATTTTCGTGGGAGGAGATATCTTCCACACCAAGACAACCGGGATCTCACCTGAATATATTGATCTCCTGTCTTGGTGGCTTACGAAGATGAGTCAGGTTGCACCTGTTCATTTAATTCTAGGGAATCATGATGGAAATCTTGTCAATCTATCGCGGCAAGATGCAGTATCTCCCATTGTAGATGCCTTAGGAGATCCAAGGATTACCCTCTACAAAAATAGCGGGGTATATCCCATTGAACCTGGTGTGAATCTCTGCGTCTTCTCTATTTTTGATGAGCCTGGGTGGGATCGAGTTCGACCCGAACCCGGTGCAATAAACATTGCATGTTATCATGGCCCAGTGTGGGGATGCAAGACTGAGACTGACTGGGATGTTGAAGATGGTTTGAAAGCCTCTTTCTTCTCTGAGTATGACTTCACATTTCTAGGTGACATTCACAAGAGACAGTTCCTTGATTTCCGAGATGGAAAAGCTATTATGGCATACCCAGGAACACTTTTGCAGCAGAATTATGCTGAAGACTTAGAACACGGATACTTGATTTGGGACATTGAGAGCCGAGATCGATGGGATGTTAGGTATCGTCCTATTCCCAATCTTATGCCCTTTGTGACCCTTGATTGGTCTGGTTCTGTTGAGGACATTTTAATTCAGGCTCGTCAATTCCCCGCCCGGGCTCGATTCAGAATTAGAAGCTCGACTCATATGAGTCAGAGTGATATCTCTAATCTGACTGGTGCTCTAAAGAGAGAGATGAGTGCAACTGAGGTTACATTCAAGTCTGATTATCAACCTCCTGTATCTGAGGTTATTACACATAACAATTTCTCTCTAAGTAGAAGTAACCTCAGAGAGGCTGAAACTCTGACTTCCCTTGTAAAGGGATATCACTCTAGTTCAATGGGGACAGAATTTGCATGGGATGATATTGGTGCTCAGATCAAGTCTTATCTATCTACAGTGTCAGGGGTTGATGAGCCAGTTCGAGGGTCAAAATGGTCCATTAAGTCTCTAAAGTTTGACAATCTGTTCTCTTATGGAGAAGGAAATGAGATTAATTTTGAGTCTCTTGACGGGGTTGTGGGAATCTTTGGTCCTAACCGGGCTGGTAAGTCTTCGCTTGTTGGGAGTCTCATGTACTCTCTGTTCAACACGACTGACAGAGGACCTATGAAGAATCTGTATGTGTGCAATATGAGGAAGCAATATTGCATCTCTCAGTGTGTTGTAACAATTGATGGGATTGATTATCTGATTGAGAGGCAGACTACAAAGACAGAGAACAAGAAGGGGGTTGTAAATGCTCCCACCTCTCTCAATCTATTTCAGATCGGTCCTGATGGATCAAAAACTGATCTTTGCGGTGAGCAAAGAAATGATACGGAAAAGACTCTTAGGCGACTTATTGGGACTGCAGAAGACTTTCTGCTCACATCTCTCTCATCCCAGGGAGAGATTAATCAGTTCATCTCGTATGGATCCACCAAGAGAAAAGCCATGATCTCAAAGTTCTTGGATCTTGATGTCTTCGAGAAGATGGCGGATCTATCAAACAAAGATCTAAATAGTCTAAAGTCGCAGCTTAAGATTCTACCTGAAAAAGATTGGGATTTTGAGGTAACCCACAGTCATGAGAAGATTAAGTCTCTTGAGGGGCAGATTTCATCCAACCTTGAAAAGGTTCAGGAGTTAAATGATGAGCTCAATCTTCTTAAATTTGAGCTCTCTCAGCATAATAATTTCTCTCCAGTCTCGCCCGATGCCGTTGAGAGTCAAAGAAAGAAAGTTCAGTTATTAAAGACTAAAATTGAGACAGAATTGATCGAGATTGATACCCTGAAAGAAGAGATCATTAAAATCACTGATAAGTCTTCTAAAATCTCTGAACTGTCTCGTAATAATAACCTCCCTGTCTTGAAGGAACAGCTTAAGACTATTACCGCTCTTGAAGGTGAGGTCTCTCGGCTTCAGTTCATTCTTGACAAAGAGAAGAGGATGCTGGATGGGTATAAGAAATCCTCTTCTCTTCTCTCGGAGGTTCCTTGTGGGACATCTTTTCCTACGTGCAGATTTATTGCTGATGCTCACTTATCCTCTGCAAAGATTAAGGATCAAGAGGATGCCGTGCATGAGTCTGTTTTGAATCTTGAAAGGGTTGTAAGCGATCTATCATCTCTTTCCAGGGTTGAAATTGCTGACAAGATTGACAAGATTGAGAAGCTTCTTGATATGAACACGAAGCTAACTGTTGAGTTATCAAAGAAGCAAGCACGAGTATCAGTCCTTCAGTCTTCTGTGGAGACAAACTCAAGGTCTCTCCTTGATGAGGAAGAGCGTCTCCGGTGTCTCGATGAATCACTGCGAGGTTCTGAGAATATCGAGGTAATTTCTATTAGGCGCAAATCAGATGAATGTCTGAAGGCCATCAGACATCTTGAGAGTGAGAACTTAAAGATTGCATCCGAAAAGGGTCGGCTCTTGTCTGATCTTGAAAGATTGTCAAGAGACAAGGCGGTGAGAGAAGATCTTCTTGCAAGAATGAAGAGCCGAGAGGTGATCTCTTCTGCTTTTTCTCGAAGAGGAATTCCATCCTCCATCGTTCGAACTCAGATTCCCCTGATTAATGCTGAAATCTCCAAGATTCTTGGAGGGATTGTTGATTTCTCAGTTGAGATTGAAAACGATGAGGATTCTGACTCTTTAGAGATCTATATTAATTACGGAGACTCTCGAAGAATTATTGAGCTTGGGTCGGGAATGGAGAAGATGATATCATCTGTTGCAATTCGAGTTGCACTTATCAATGTCTCAACACTTCCAAAGACAAATATCTTTATTCTTGATGAGGGATTTGGTGCTCTTGATGCACTTGCGGTTGAGTCATGCAATAGATTACTTCAGTCGCTGAAGAGGTATTTTAAGACCATCTTTGTTATCACCCATATTGATGGTATCAAAGATTGTGCAGATACAACAATTGAGATCTCTAAGGTTGAGAAAGACTCAAAGGTGCAGTATGTCTAAAAGACCCTATCTTCATAACAGAATTATAGAGAATCACCCTGAAGGATTTTATATAATTACTCCTAATACTTATGACCCTCCTACTCCACTCTTTTGTCCTGTTTGTGAAAGTCTATTCAGATCTTCTGATGATGAAAGCGCCTGGAGATCTGATGAATGTTGCTTTAAATGTCAGCTTCACTGGGCTTCACCAAGAAGAGAAGAGTGGAAGAAGGGTTGGAGACCAAAACCAGACGATCTTAGAAAAGAGATTGAAAATCGTCCACCAATTAAGACAATCTTTGGGTAAACCCCTATATTTATGTGAAATGAGGTACTGGATATGACAATCCCCAGAAATGATAAACAAATTGACTATAATGCCTTAGGACAAGTTCTTGATACAACTTGGGGTCGATCGTCAACACCAAAGACTTCAAGTTTTTCAGTCAAATTCTCTCTTAGTGGAAATATGTTAACAGCGTCTTATGCAGCTGTTGTAAATTTTGGAACTGAGAATGAGATGATTATGATGAAAAGAAAATATTCTGATGAATCGATTGATGTAATTGCTGAGCTTATGAGGGTTGTCAAATCAAACTACAAGACTCTTGCAGGAAAGACCATCTCAATCAAAGAGCTTAACTCACAAGACTCACTTGAAATTATCGGGTATGCTGTTCACAACCCAAAGAGGACAGCATACTTTAGAAGAAAGACAACTTTTGAACTTGCATGACAAAATCTCCCACAAACAAGACAGACCAGGTCAAAGAGATTATTAAATGTGGTCGAGACCCTGTCTATTTTATGAAGACTTATACAAAGATTCAGCACCCAAAACGGGGTCTGATTCCTTTTGATACGTACTCATTTCAGGATGATTGTGTCAAGGCTTTTGAAGAACATCGTTTCAACATTATTTTAAAATCTCGACAGCTAGGTCTATCCACTGTCACTGCTGCTTATTCTGTTTGGTTTTCTCTCTTTAAGAAGGATAAGAACGTCCTTGTAATCGCCACGAAACTTCAGACGGCAATGAACTTCATCAAAAAAGTGAAGACCATGCTGGATGGTCTTCCAAAATGGCTGCTCCTTGCAAAGTATGAAGGAACGAAACAGCAGATTCGTTTAAGCAATGGTTCTACTATCACCGCAATCCCAACCTCACCTGATGCCGGTCGTTCCGAAGCCTTGTCTCTGCTTATCGTCGACGAGGCTGCATTCATTAGAGACTTCGAGGACATCTGGACAGGTCTGTACCCCACACTTTCAACCGGTGGTTCTGCTGTAATTATCTCAACTCCAAATGGAGTGGGTGGTCAATATTACAAGCTATGGACTGATGCCGTTGCTCAACAAAACGAATTTAATACAATAAATCTTCCATGGTGGGTACATCCAGAACATGATCAGGCTTGGTTCGACAAAGAGACAAGAAACCTTCCGAAACGTAAGGTGTCACAAGAGTTCTTGTGTCTTGCCGAGGGATCAAGAATTATTACACGCGATGGATATCGAAAGATAGAGGATCTCGAACCAGGAGACGAGGTCCTTACACACAAGGGAAGGTTTAAAAAAATTCTAAAGACTCATGCTAGAAAAGTTGACGAAGGAGAGTCATTGTGGGAGGTATCATCCCCTGGTAATAGAACAAACCCTCTTTTAATAACAGGTGATCACCCATCTCTTGCTTATAGGTTTTGGGCGAATGGCGGATCACATTTTGAATCACTAAAATCCGATTCTAAGCCAGGCTGGATTCCTATCCATGAAATCGGTGGAAAGAGAAAAAACACGGACAAAATAATAAATTGCCTCTTTCCGGTTCTTCAAAGCGAGACTGTTACAGGTGAACTGACAAGCATTGATTTAACTGATCTATCAGTTGAGACCCTTGAAGAGACTCAAGATGCATGTAGATATTCAAAACAATGGGGTTTTAATTCCCGACACATTCCTGTTGACTATAACCTGGGGAAACTTGTTGGTCTATATCTTGCTGAAGGATGCAAGAGCCATTGTGGGGGGCTTGACCTAGGGTTTCATGTAAATGAATGGGATACTCATGTCAAATGGGTGACTCAATATTTACAGTCTTTTGGATGTAGAGTTAAGTCAGCAAAGACGAAAGGCACAAATGGATGTCGAGTCTGGTCATATAACAAATACTTTGGATCTCTAATGAGACTTTTTGTTGAAGGCGATTATGCCCCACAAAAGAGCCTCAACATGGATCTTCTCCTAAAGACTAATGTTGAATTTATCAGAGGTGTCCTTGAAGGGCATTATCTTGGAGATGGAAATCACTTCCATGATAAGAAATTCTGTGTCTATAGCGCAAGTGTTAAGCTTGTTTATCAGCTTAGAACCTTATACTCACTATTCTCTCTTCATCCAAGAATAGGTGTTTGCCGGAGAGCTCCCAAGAATCCTGATCATCATGACACATGGTATCTTGAGTTCTTTGCTTCAGGCAGGACATACTCCGATCTTATTTCAGGTGGACAAACGGTTCTGAAAGGAACCAAAATCATTCGTCATAATGATTATTTTGTAGGCAAGGTAACTGTTACAGATAAATCAGACTTGATTTCTGAAGGGGTCACCGTTTATGACATTAAGGTTGAAGATGATGCCTCGTTTGTTGCTGAATCTCTTATCCTTCACAATTGCGATTTTATTTCCTCAGGTGAGACTTTCCTTCAGGCGGCTGAGATGGATTATCTCAGAGGAATGCTTGAGCCTCCTAAAAGAAAAGAAGGGGTTGCAAATGCAGTGTGGGTCTGGGGAGAACCTTCGCCCGGGAAGAGATATGTTATTTCAGCCGATGTTGCCCGAGGAGATGCGGCTGATTTTTCTGCATTTCACGTTATTTGTGCAGATGATGCTGAAGTTGTATGTGAATTTATGGGAAAAATCCCGCCCGATAAATTTGCAGACCTTCTTCTTGAATATGGAAAGAAATACAATGGGGCAATCCTGTGTCCTGAAAGAAATACATTCGGATATTTCACTTGTGTGAAACTTCGTGATTCTGGATACAAACGGCTGTGGTATAAAAATGCAAATGCCGATATGTGGTCTTTTATCCAGAATGACCCTGAACAAGTCCCGGGATTTGAGACTCAAGTAAATACTCGATCACAAATGTTAGGTAAACTTGAAGAGTTAATTCGAAATCAAGTGATAAAAATCTATTCACAAAGAACATATGATCAGCTTCAAGGGTTTGTCTGGCATGGTTCAAAGGCTCAGGCTGCTCGCGATGCTCATGACGATCTAATTATGAGTCTTGCAATTGGAATGTGGATCACGCATGGCTCTTCCTCGGATTCAGAATCAGGCAGGGAGATGGCAATGGCAATGCTAAAGGCAACAGGAATTGAGAGACGCGATCAGTCATCTCTTCCGATAGATTACAATGCTGTCCGACCAATTATGAGCTCATACAATAATTACACACCTGCAAACCTACACAAACCTAGAGATTCATCAATTTATGGTGTTTCTAATTTTAATTGGTTGCTTAAATAATAATTAATTCCTATATAGATCTAGGAGCCCTTCAGTATGGCAAAAATCAATATTCGCGAACTAAAAAGAATTATTCAAGAAGAAGTTACAGCCGCAGAAAGAAACTATAAGGCAGAGAAGCCTGTTCAAGATGCTGTAAATAAATTTCTTATTGCAATTCAATCATTTGAGTCGTCTTGTACAAACTCTATGAAGTCTGCAGTATCAAGCATTATGGATGATTTAAAGCAGCAGCTTGAGAATATGAGATCTAATCCATCAAGCTATATTGAGAACGAACCAACTAAGAAGAAAATTATCTCATTTAAACCTAATGCAGGATGATTTTAAATCCTTAACCTCTTGATTCGGAGAATTATTATCTCTGACGGAGCCTGAACTCTCCAATAGGCAGGCATTATATGACAAAGAAGCAAGAAAAAAATCTGTTTCAAAAATTAACAGATCTATTTAGAAGCGGTCCGGTTGTAAAGAGAAAAATTAGGTCGTTTGATACTGCAGTCATGGTCCCTGATAAGACAAAATCTTCAGGGGCTTTATTGTTTCAGAAGTCTCAAGCACCTACATATGCAACAATTACAGCAAATGCATATAATCTCTCTGAAAGGTTGATGAGATATCAAGATTTCAACGAGATGGAGTATTGTCTTCACGGAGGAACTAAAATTGCTGTTCCAGGCGGATACAAAACTCTTGAAGAGCTTTCAGCTGAATGTTTAGACAAACCTGATCATACATTTATTGTGTATTCATATGATCACAACCTAGGAAGAATTATTCCTGCACTAGGAAAACAAGCTCGACAAACAAGGGTTGATCACGCCTTTCTTGTCAAGTTTGACAATGGTCAGGAGTTAATTGGGACATCAAATCACAGACTAATGAAGAGAGACGGAACTTTCTGTCAAATTGGCGACCTGAAACCAGGTGATGCCATGATGCCTTTTTACAGAAGAGATTTGTGCAGTGGATCAAAAGATGAAGGCGATGGTTATCGCTGGATTTATACCATGGACAAAAGAGGAGGCATGAAAGGTTGGACTGCTGAACATAGATTAATCGGTGAGTTCATAAAAGGTTCTCCTCTTGAGCAAGGTGAAGTTGTTCATCATTGTAATTTTGTTAAATGGGATAACAACCCTTCAAATCTTGCAATAATGACTGAGCAGGAACACAAGACACTTCATGCTGAAATTTTAAATGGAAAGAAGTGGTCTGTTGAAAACGGTGACTTGATTTCTCGATTTAAAGAGAACCATTCCAGATTTATGACCCAAAACAACCCTTCTGAAAGAAAAGACATTACTTTTGGTAGAATACTTGAGCTTGCTGAAAAATTCTCTTTTAACTCTAGAAAGATTTGTGATGCTCTTGACACTGATCCAAATGTAATTAAAAGAAAACTTAGAAAGTCAGGTTATTCTAGTTTTGAAATTTTTGCCAAGGCATACAATCCTGATTGGAAAAACGCAGGATGGGATAATTCAGGATCCAGCAATCCAAGATTTGATCATAGAATTTCTTTTGATTCTATTTGTTCTGCATTCTCATCTGGAAAGAGTATAAAAGATCTTTCAAAAGATTTGGATACAACTCCAGCTGTTGTCACAAACAGACTAAAGAGCCGAGGATATTCTTCTTATTCTGAGTTTTCAGAGACTTATAGCAATTTAAAGGTTGAGTCAGTTCAATATCATGGAGTAATTCCTCTTTATGACCTGACTGTCGACGGATATAAGAATTTTGCAACCGACTCTGTTATTTCACATAATACCCCTGAGATTGCAGCAGCTCTTGACATTTATTCGGATGAAACTGTTGCCCAAGATGAAAAGGGAAGAGTTCTTCATATTTTTTCTGACAATGAAAAAATTAGAGATATTCTTGAAGACCTATTCTACAACACTTTAAATGTTGAATTTAATTTAAGATCTTGGGCAAGAAATCTTGTAAAATTTGGTGATTTTTTTCTTTATAATGATGTTCATCCTGATTATGGCGTTGTTTCTGCATTTCCTATTCCGGTTAACGAGATAGAGAGGGAGGAAAATTACGACCCTAATGACCCAATGGCTGTTAGATATAGATGGGTTACATTAGGAAATAGAACGCTTGAAAACTGGGAAGTAACACATTTTCGTCTTCTTGGAAATGATATGTTTCTTCCGTATGGATCGTCGGTAATTGAACCTGCCCGTCGAATCTGGCGTCAACTTATTCTCATTGAAGATGCAATGTTGGTCTATAGAGTAGTCCGCGCTCCTGAGCGAAGAGTATTCTATATTGATGTTGCAAATATTCCTGCCGCCGAAGTTCCAACTTATGTTGAAGAACAGAGAAAGAATCTTCGATCAAATCAGGTTATTGATAGAACATCAGGTCGAGTCGATCTTCGCTACAATCCTATGTCAGTAGACGAAGATTTTTATATCCCGGTTCGCGGAACAGACACCGGAACACGTATCGAAACTCTTGCTGGGGGACAGAATACTGCCGCAGTCGAAGACGTCGCGTATATCCAAAAGAAGCTTTTTGCCGCCTTAAAGATCCCTAGAGCTTATCTTGGATATGATGAGATGTTAAGCTGTGTTGTCCCTGAAACCAAAGTGGATCTTTTGGATGGAAGATCTCTCTCACTTGAGGAGATTAAATCTGAATTAGAAACCGGAAAGAATCTTTGGGTTTATTCAGTTGACCCTGAAACAAGAGAGATGAAACCAGGAAAAATTATCTGGTGTGGTCCAACTCGGAAAAATGCTGAGCTTGTTAGGGTTACACTTGACAACGGAAAGACATTTGATACAACACCTGATCACAAATGGATGTTGAGAGATGGATCATGGTGTCAGGCGGGCGACCTGAAGCAAGGTGATTCATTAATGCCTCTCTATAGGCGTCAAAAATCTATGAACGGGGGATCTGATTATGAACAAGTCTTTGATCCTGCAACTGGGAAATGGATTTGGACTCACCGACTTGTCGCCGATAGATCGGGAATTGTTGAGATGCATCCATCATCCTTGAGTGAAACAAAAAAAGTTATTCATCATCGAAACATTAACAGATTCAACAACAACCCAGATAACCTAATTGTTATGGGTTATGATGCCCATAGACAGCTTCATACCGATCTTCTTAATGAGACTCGAAAGATTGCACTCAGCGAAGGAAAATATAGCGGTCTTAATAATGGTTGGGCATCTGCTTGCAGAGAGAAAGTTCAGCATTTGTGGTCAATGCAATCACTAATTACTTGGTGTCAGTCATCAAGACCCACTTCAAAAAGGCAAATTATTAAAGAATATGGTCTTCCTGAAACTCAGCTTGATTCTTTGCTAAAAGAAAATGGAATGACATACGGTAATTTTGCAACCAATTATGTCTCAGGTGGTTATAAGCTAAGTAGACTTGGAAACAGGGGGACTTTTTCTCACAAGACGCATAAGAAAATAAACGGTATCGGACGTGGGTCTCGAGGTGCACACTATGAAGTAAGAGCCTGCCCTCAGTGTGGGGCACATTTTGAAATTTCTTCTCTTAATCGTAAGATATTTTGCGGTTCATCATGCAGATACTCTTGGTCTCGCGGCCGCTCAAAGAGTGACTTGAGAGGACCTCCGGTAATCGTGATCCGCCCGGGTCTGTTGAATCACACTGTTCTTTCAGTCGTTCCACTCCACGAAAGAAGAGACACATGGTGCATGGAAGTTGCCGATGTCCACACTTTTGGTCTAACAGATGGTTCAATAATTTCAAACAGCAAAGCGACTCTTGCCCAAGAAGACATCAGATTTTCAAGAACCATTAACGTCATCCAGAGAGTCATGCTCTCTGAGCTTAATAAGCTTGCTATTATTCATTTGTATGCAAACGGATTTGATGGAGAAGATCTTCAGAATTTCGTTCTTCGTCTTTCCAACCCATCTACCATTGCTCAGCAACAGAAGCTTGAGCTTTGGAGAGCAAAGTTTGAGATTGGTGGTGCAGCTCCTGAGGGATATGTCTCAAAGAACTTTGTTCGAAAAGAAATTTGGGGTCTTAGTGACGAAGATTGTAAGAAAATTGATGAAGGCAGACTTACTGACAAGATGGTTGATCAAGATATTGAATCATCTGCATCAGGTGGAGGTGAGGAAGCAGGTGGTGGTGATATGTTCGGAGGAGGAGATGAGGCCGGCGGGGGAGACTTGGGAGGTGACACAGGCGGGGGAGATCTTTTTGGCGGGGGAGAAGAGAATGCTGCTGATGACCCCTTAAAAGATGATGACAATGACGGAAATAGAATCCTTCTATCTGCTTTAGACAATGATGATGATGAGTCTTTTTCGGTGAAAGTTTTTGGTGGAAACAACCCTGTCAGCCCATCTAATCGGATTGGCGGAGGAAGAAGATCTTTTTCCGAACAAAAGAGAACAAGGAAGAAAGAGAGATCCCCAAGAAGGGCGAAGCACGAGAAGCATCTCCCCGATCTGTTCAATATGGTGAATGATCAACCATCACTAGGTGCTGATCCATTTGGTATGTCTGATCCTCCATTTAAGAGCAGTGATTTTAGACTGTCTGAAAACAGACCGAAAACTTCAATTCCGCATGACGTAATGTCCAGTCTTAGAAATTTTTCTAAAAAATTTGGTGACCATAAGAGCAATATTTTAAATGAGCAATTTAATGTTGAAGACAAAGAGCTATTTATTCTCGACGAGGACGATTCACTATGACAAGAACTCACAATAAAAGAAGAAATGCAGGACTTATGTATGAATTTTTGGTTCGTACTATCTCAAGTGCCCTTGTCGAGGGTGACAGCAAGAAGTCAACTGCTGCATTAAAGATCCTAAAGAGGCACTTTAAGCCTGGATCGGAATTGTACAGAGAGTTCCGGCTTATTAATGCTCTTGTTCGATCAACAGTAAGCTCTGAATCAGTTGCTTCTTCTATTTTGAATGAGGCTAAAGTTGCCTCGAAAGAATATAACAGCTCTCTTCTTGACAAAGAGAAGTCACACCTGATTAAGAACATTAACTACACTCTTAAAGATCAGAGTTTCTATGATCAGCACATTCCCGAGTATAAGGCGTATGCCACGGCTCAGACCCTGGTCAATACTTGGAGGACACCAATTCGTGACAGGAACTTGAGTGAGAATGCACATCTTGAGGACACAATGGTTCAGTGGCTTCTATCGGAGAAGATTGAACCTGATTCTTCACTTATGAACGAAGAGACCTCAGGAACGTCAAGATTGCTTATGAAAGTAATGGCTCAGAAATTAAATGACAAATATTCAGGTGCTCTTAATGAGGATCAAAAATCTATTGTCAAGAGCTATGCCCTCTCTTCATCTCAGAATGACCCAAATATTTTATTAAATAGATTATCAGAGATAAAAGAGAAATTGTCTGAAGGAATCACGCAGTATGCTAGAATTAACTCAGATCAATATGTAGGCAAGAAAATGTCTGAGGTCTATCACCTAATCAAAGAAGAAAAATTGAACGAAATTAATGACGATACCGTAACAAGATTTATGCTTTATGCTCGTCTCGCTGGCGAACTTTTGTCTGAGGAGTGACTTATGATAAATGAACAGAGATTGTTAGGAACATATGATGAGTTTGACTACAAGATCACAACCGAGATTGTAAAGCCCGGGACAATTGTCGAAGACTCTTCGGGGAATAAAGTTGAGGTCGCACCTGTCAAGCGTGTCTTCATGAAGGGAATCTTGCAGAAGTCCGATACAGTGAATCAGAATGGACGCATCTATCCCGAGAAACTTCTTGAGCGTGAAGTCCGAAATTACCAGAAGTTCATTATCGAGAATCGAGCCCTTGGAGAGTTGGATCACCCGGACTCCTCTGTTGTCAACCTAAAGAATGTGTCTCACATCATACGAGAGGCATATCTTGACCGAGGAGTTGTTTATGGAACTGCCGAGATTCTTGACACACCTTCAGGAAAGATTCTTCAGTCTCTTGTTGAGACCGGAGTAAAACTTGGAATCTCATCCCGGGGAGTTGGATCCACAAGGAAGCAAGGTGATTATCATATTGTGCAGGATGATTTTCAGCTTATCTGTTGGGATTATGTATCAGAGCCCTCGACTCCTGGTGCATTCATGTTACCCGAAGGAAAGAGAATTGCCGAGGGTGATTTAAAAAAGATTTTCAACAAGAGTGACAGAATTGACAGAATTGTGAATGATATTTTATCTTATAAGAAAAGTTCATAAAATATTTTCATTATGAACAATTCAACAAAAATAACAAAGAGTCAATTAAAGAAAATTGTCAAAGAGTGTCTCGTAGAAATTCTGAATGAGGGGCTTTCAGGCGCACTGGTAAGCACAGAAGTTGAAACAACTGTTCCCAAAAACATTCCAGAAAGAGTACAAAGGAGACCTACGGATGCACTTGCTACTGCAATTAAAGCAGAAGCAAGAGGAAATCCTGTTATGGCTCAGATTTTTGCTGATACTGCTAAGAATTCATTACCCAAGATGTTATCTGAAAGAGCAGACAATGTCTCTTCTCAAGAACAGTTCTATGGAACTCCTGAAGAAGCTTTTGGAGAAGACGTCTCTTCTAAATGGGCAAATTTAGCTTTTTCACATAACTCAAAGAATAAAAAATAAATTGTCGATAATTAATTGATTAGAGGCATATTTACGTTTATTCAGAGGTAAAAACATGAGACTAACAAAGAACTATCTAAAGAGGCTTGTCAAAGAAGAGATGACAAAAAATCCTCCGCTTGCAAAAGCAGACGAGGTTGATGCTGATGAATTTGCCGATACTCTTGAAAAGAAGATTGACTATGTTAAGGCTCTTAAGATTGAAGAGTCAAGACTTGGTAAAAGAATTAACAAGCTAAAGACTCAAAGATCAAGAACAATCTCAGAGATTAGAAGCAATCCTACTCTTAGAAGAAAGATTATTGCTGAAAATGATAAGCGTATGAAAGAGGCAGGGCCTGTCATACAAAAAATAAAGAAGCTTCTTCCTATTGGAGGCACCACAGGTGAGTATCTAAAAGAGATGCTTGGTAAGGTTGCTGATTTTGCTGGTGGTGGGTTTAACTGGAAGGGTCTTTTTTCATTAGGAATGGCTGATACCCCCATCGAGAAAGCAAAAGAATTTGTTGATGGTCTTGATGCAGGTCTTGGTGCTGTTGGAAATCATATTAATTCTCTTCTTGGAAAAGAATTCTTTCAGACAGATTATTCGACCCTAGAAGAGGCCTTTGCCGATATGGGAATGTCCCCCGATAAAGTTTATTCAAAGTTCGAGGGGGCCTGGAAAAAGGCAGGAGATACAAACTCTGATCTACCTGCCGAAACAGCTTTTCAGGACCTAATGGAGCTTGAGTTTTCAACAGCAGCACGCATGGTAACACCAGCAGCTCCTAAGGCAAGTTATGCAAGACAAATGAGTAGAAAGAAAGAGACGGAATAATTAATAACACTTCAGGAGACAAGAAATGCCAGGAAAAGGTAAATACACCGTTTATAACACAAATAATACTGCAAAGAAAGAGCATCTTGCTCGACTTTTTCCAGGAAATGAAAATTTGTCTTCTCCCTTTGTGGGAAAAAATGCTGAGGAGTCACTTGTTGAGGCAACTGAAAGAGGGAACAAAATTCTAAGAGCTCGTGGGTCAGACGGTTTTGTTGCTTCAGGAGATGCTCAGTGGGGAACTGAAGGTGGAAAGGTTGATATTACTTACAGCGGACGACTTCACCCCTACGGACCCCCAGGAGAGGTTGAGATTGATGGCCCTGGCGATCCAATGAACTCTTATATCCCAGATATCTCCTCACCTGGACCTGGTGTTAGCGGAGAAAATGCAGCTGAATTGGGTGAAGTAAGAGTGGAAGGAATAAACAAGTCTCTTGAGAACAATCCGAAGCTTACTCCTGAACAGTATATGGCGACAAGAGGTAAGACATTTGTTCCTCAGCCTGGAACAACTCGCCCCGTTGAGACAAGTCAAAGGGTTTCCGATAAGAACGTTCTGGGACCTAGCAATACTTTCAATACAACCTCTCACACACAATATTCTGAATAATTTATAGGAAATTCTAAATGTCAAAACAACTTTATGAAGAAGCACTTGCTGATGTCAAGAGTCTCAAAGAGGTTGCCGAAGATAATGCAAAGAGGGCATTAATTGAGGCCGTAACTCCTCGAATCAGAGACTTAATTGAGAGACAGCTCTTGAAGGAGTTCAATAATCCTTCAGATGAAGATGAAAGAGATTTTGATCTGAATTCATCATTGCCTGATGCACCACCTGCACCTGGTTCAATCCCTCCAGGAGCAAAGGGTTCAAAATTAATGACTGATAATCAGATCAACTCCCCTGTCGGAATCACACACGACATGGGACATGATCCGGATGACATCAGAACTGTTACTCTGGATCTTGAGCAATTGGCGGCCGACTCTGAGGAACCAGAATTTGATCTTGATGGTGGGTCCTTAGGTCTTCTTGGGTCACTCCAGCCTCAAGTTGGTGGTTCGGGAGACCTTGACAAGGCAACAAATCTTATTGGAAAAAAGATTCATAATTTGTCTCTGTCAAAGAATGAGTCAAACAAGAGAATGATTGCAAATCGTTTGATTTCACAGCTTGATAATATGTATGCTTACGTGCAGGAGGCCGTTTCGGATCCCGCAAAGAGAAGACTATACGAGAATAGACTTGAATCTTATTTCACAATACTTAATAAATTGCAGGAGCAAAACAACATGAGAAACGGTAGAAGAAGATCCCTTAGAGAGGCTGATGTAAAAATGACCCTGAAGGGTCTCCCCGATGACCTTAACCTTGAAGATCTCGAGATCGATCTTGAGTCAGGTGATGACGAAGGCGGTGACGAGGAAGAGGATATGGACATGGAGGGCGGCGACGAGGAGGGCGACGACATGGACATGGAAGGCGAAGATGACGAAGGTGGAGATGATATGGATCTTGACCTTGGCGGAGATGACGAAGGCGGTGACGAAGAGGGCGAGGGAGACGAGGGCGAGGACGAAGATCTCGAGCTCTCGGGTTATGATCGTAGAATGGAGTCCCGTCACCGTAGAGCCCGTGGTCATGGAAGAGGCAGACTTTTCTTTGAGTCGGATGACAAAGAGGAGGATGAGGAGATGGAGGATGATGAAGCCCCCAAGAAGGGTGTTGCTGCAGAATCACGTCGACTCCGTGACAATGTTATCGTCGAGATCGACGAGGGCATGCTCCGCCGTGAGATTGGCCGCATGAAGGTTCTTCGTGAGACCCGCGAGAGAAATGCTCGTCGTCTTACCGAGATGAAGAGAAGAACACGTCGCATCGCCGAGAAGGCCACAAAGGTCCCTTCAACAAAGGGTCACGGCCCAGGCAAGCTGCGTGATCACGAGGATCTAGGTGACCCAATCCTTGATATCGATCTGAATGAGCTCACCGAGGCTCTCAGAAGAGAGAGACGTGGATCGTCTCGTAATGGTGTTCGCCCTAATGGCACATCTAGAAGAGTTCACACGGAGAACGACAACAAACTCCGTGCAAAGTTGGCGGAAGCTAATCTGTTCAACGCAAAGCTTGCTTATTCGAACAAGCTCTTGCAAAACGAGTCTCTTACCAAGAGACAGAAGGCTCAAGTTATTGAGCGCCTTGACGAGGCAAAGAATCTTCGTGAGGTGAAGCTCGTATATGAGAGCCTGGTGAAGACAATGGCTGGTACATCGCGTCCTCTCCGTGAGTCGAACGAGAGAAGAGTCCTTGGCTCATCCTCGAGACCCACACGTCCTGCTTCAACTCAGCTCAACGAAGGCGTTGAGACAGAGAGATGGGCACGTCTTGCTGGTATTATCAAGTAATGTTTTGAACTTATTAACACACAACCCAACTAAAATGGAGATTTTTATATGAAATATTTTTCTTTAGATCAGTTAGCTCAGGGTATCCGCGAGAAGCACATCGGTGCTGAGCGTGCCCGCCTCGTTGAGAAGTGGAGCCGCACAGGCCTCCTCCGTGGATTGGACGGAAATCGTCGTGAGACCATGTCGCAGCTCCTGGAGAATCAGGCTGCCCAGGTCCTGAAGGAGTCCGCCTCGCTCGGAACTGGTGGAGCCAATATGTCTACCTCGGGTCAGATTCAGGGATTCTCGAACATCGCATTCCCGATCGTTCGTCGTGTATTCGGTGGCCTCGTCGCCAACGAGCTCGTCTCGATCCAGCCCATGTCCCTCCCCTCAGGCCTCATCTTCTATCTAGACTACACCTACGGCTCCGACGTCGGTGGTAATGCTGGGATTGATGTTCTTAGCGGATCAGTTGCCACATACGAGCGAGGTCAGTCCATCTACAACAGCCCAACCGGCCGTGGCGTTCAGAGCGGATCGCAGGCAACCGGTGGTATGTATGACCTGGTGAATACCGGATACTCGAAGGTTCACCTGTCAGGTACGGTTGATCTCTCTACTTCTGCTGTTGGAGCATGGGATGCCACAGGGACTTGGGTTGCTTCATCTGGCTCAGGAGCAGGAAACGTTAATACCTCTGCCGAGCTAGTCGGAAAGAATGCTATCCTCGTTGGTTTTGATCCTCAGATCGATGCAGATATTTCGGCCGGTGCTCTTGACAATGGATTTACTTTCCTTTTTGCTCCTGTATCAGCTTTTGTTAGCGGATCAGTTAATGCTGACCCCCTCGCCCCTGATCAGATTGCACTTTTCAACATGGCAGGCACCAAGGCGTGGGGTGAGAAGTATCAACCTGCCAAGGGAAATCTTTGCAATCTAAGAAGACTGACCCGCAGAGGTAACTGGGATGGGTCAACATTCACCCCAAATGCTCTTGGTGGAACACACTTCATGTTTGTTGTTAGAAGAGATGCTGCAACCGCATTTGTTCCCGGAAGTACTGTATTGACATCGTTTGCCATTACTGACCTCCTCATTGCCGGAGCAGCTCTGCCGAACTCGGAGCCTGGTGCAGTCCTTACGATTCCATCGTTTGAGACAAACTTTGGCAATACACCCACTCCTGTCATCCCCGAGATCGACATCAAGATCGAG